TTACACAAACATCTTGTCCAGGCATGCCGCCTTAATCTGCTTCAGCTTCTCAAGACGCTGGGTGTGGAGGGCGATTTGGCGGTCGAGAGAGGTGAAGAAGGAGGCGATAGATTGCTGCTCAGCGAGAGAAATGTCTGGAATTGGCATTCTCATAAAATCGTCATCACTTATTGTAAGTCTATCGAATCTCGCTCCAGAATTTCCATTATCGAACATGTATTTATGCCATAGTGCTGTATGGAAATAGATTTCCAAGAAATCATGATTTATTCCCTTAACTTCAAAAACCAGATATAGTGGGGACATTACACCGGGATATCCTAATTTGTTTTGATTAATAGGACCAACTGGAGCAGATGCAGAAATACGTGGATTATAAACGAAATCCTTGTCCCTTACCACAAAATAACCATCAATATTTTCTGAATTCGAAATATCATGATCAAAGAATTGACGTTGGTCTATGATACCGAACTCTGCAGAATTTGTAAGTGTTACATTGTAAATTCTATTGACGTTCTTTTCTGTTCTCTTTTTTGCATAATAATTTAGTGAACGTGTTTTCCACTCCCCCTCAAATCCCTTGAATCTTACTTTGGGCATAGTTTCTCCCTCCTGCGGGAACATTGCTTGCAGGCTCGCCGCCTTCATCTGCTTCAATGAAGCAAGACGAGAGGTTGATGCCGAGATTTGGGCGTCGAGGGATAGAACATAGTTCACAATAGTATTTTGTTCTAAAATATTCGGGTAACGAATGGTTCCCTTAGCAATTTCACTATTACGGAGATGCACTACAGTTTTCCCTTGAGAATAACTGCTTAACTCTGCTCGTGTAGGACTGTAGGTAATGGCCATAGACATGAACGCAGGGTCATTTACCTTTTGGTTAAACTTCAAAATATTAAGGTCGCCACCAAGAATTACACCTTCATTCTTAACCATTGCAGCAAGGGAAATATCTTCAGAAGACTCACCCGAGCCAGGTATAATTACCTCTCCACCTTTGGACACGACAGAATTATCTTTAGGGTTGACAAATGTATCAATTTCGTCAAAGACGGATTGATATTTTGTGTACATACGACCATATAGAATTACTGGAGTCCCTTCTTTACAAATGTCGGATTTAGAATAACCACTACCCTTTGAAAATAAGGCCAAATCACCAAGAGTGCTCCTTTTCCACTCCCCACTAAATCCCTTAAATCTTATCTTCGGCTCTTTCATACTCACCCTTTGATTAACTCGGTTAAACCCTTGATAGCAAACTCGTCGCCAGTAAGCTGACTGACAAGATCGGCCAATGTTTGTTGTGACGATGCGAGGTCGCGTTCTATGTCATGATAGGTAACGGAATACTTCTCTGCCAAACTCTGGACGGCATCGGCAAGCGTGGCGATGACCGCATCAGGCATGGCGCTGATGGCTGTGGTGACAGGTACTATCCACTTTTTATCGAGCAGGGCGCTTATCTCGTGCATGTCGAGGGTTTCTATCTTTTCTTTGGTCTTGGCAAGGAGTTCGAGTGTCTTCTTGGTGAGTGCTTTCTTTGCCTTAGACTGTTCGTCCCAAAGGGCTACAATAGCCTTCAGCTTGTCTTTGGTGTCAGGCTCAACATCGGCCTTGGGCTTGGCATCAGCCTTGATTTTGTTTTTGTTGAGTGCACCGTCTTTTTCTGCGTCAAGATAGGTTTCCTGCTCGTCATCGTTGAAGTCATCTTTGATGGCATCAACTTCGCCATTGATGGCCTCGATGCGCTCTGAGATAGCGGTGAGGTCATCGAGTTCGGTCTGGAAATAGACGTGCTGAACAAGGTCGAAAGGCATGATACGGCCCTTCTCACCGTCTGGCACTTCCTGCTCTACACCATTTTTGTCCTTCACCATCTTGTATTTCGGTTCCACCACATTGCAAGCGCCCATGCCTTCAGTCTGGATTATTTCAATGTCGCCCATGATGTCCTGCCAGTGGTCGGTCAGAATCTGATAGGCTGCATACTTATCCACAAGGGGCAGCGGGGCGATGCGGCGGAAGATGTCGGCAGAGATATTGTCGTTCTCCTCCAGTTCCTTCACATCTTCCACATGATTTACAAGACGCTGATGAAGCATCGTCTGGAAATCAGCAAAGGCAGTGGCGAAGTTTGCCTTGAAAGCCTTTACATCTGCGTTAGCCAAGATAGCATCTAACACATTCTCGACCTTGACCGAGGAGTATGGTTTATCGGCCTCGGCTGCAAAGATGTCCTGCTGCAGCGTAGGAAAGGCTGTCCAATAGGTGCCAAGGTCTGAAATCTCGGTGTTAGGAATGCCACCAAACATGGTGCTGTAAATATCATACTTCACAGCAGCTTCGCTCGAATCTACATAGCGGGGTATATTGAGATTGTACTCATTACGGCGAATTTCGTCACGACTTACCACACGGGAGTAACCAGGAATGTTCTTTCGCTCGCGATAGGTGTCGGCAATTTTCTTCACATCTGAGGCACGGAGCTTGTTCTGTTTGCCGTCCTTGATGAAGCCTTTGCTGGCATCGATGATGAGCACGCCCTCGTCGCCACGGTTCTTTTTCAGTACCATAATGAGTGTGGGAATGCCAGTGCCAAAGAATATATTAGCTGGCAAACCGATAATGGCATCGATATTGTTCTTCTCGATGAGGTTTGCACGAATTTGGCCTTCAGCCTGACCCTCTTCACGCTCTTCGATGGGCAACAGATTACCGTCCTTGTCGAACCGCTTTGGTGCCTTGCCACGGAACAGTACGCCATGTGGCAGCACAATAGTAAGAATGCCGTCCGACTTAAGGTGATGCAGTTCATGGAGCAGGAAAGCATAGTCGGCCTTGGTTTTCGGTGCCAGTCCATACTGGGCAAAGCGGGCGTCCATTTCCTTGTTGGTTGGATCCCAATGCTGCGAATAAGGCGGGTTGCTCACCACAGCATCAACAGCCAGGGGCTTGTCTATATCAGAACCTTCCTCGTGGATAGGCCAGTCCTCCTCCAGTGTATCAGCACAGCGGGTGACAATATTCTGCGGAATGATGCCTCGCATTACGAGGTTCATACGGGTAAGATTGTAGGTGTTTTCCTTAAGTTCCTGGGCGTAGTACTTCACCTTGTTCTTTCCCCTGATGTGTTTGCTCACGGCCTTGCCGATGGTGATGAGCAGCGAACCGGAACCACTGGTGGGGTCATATATTTCGAGCGACTCCTTCTGCTTATGGTGCTCGGCCACAATCTCCGACATCACCATAGCAACCTCGTGGGGTGTATAGAACTCACCTGCCTTTTTGCCAGCATGAGCGGCAAAGTTGCTGATAAGAAACTCATAGATATAGCCCAACACGTCGTAGTCTTGCGAGCCATCAGTCGGTATATCCTTGATGAGTTTGATGAGTCCTTTCAAAGCCTTGGTCTGTGCCGAAGGATTGTCACCCAGTTTGCTCAGACCCTCGCGCAGGGTTTTGAAGATGCCGGCATACACCGATGCGAAGTTTTCACTCATCAGACGCTCGAAGTTACTGAGTGCCTCGCTGAGCGTTGCGACGCTGAACTCGGTATCTGTAAGCCAAGTATTGAACAGATACTTATATTCGATGAAGAAGCCGATGTGTTCCTGACACTCGGCGATGGCGTTCTTCATATTCATATCCTCGTAGTTCTCTACGAGTTCCACCAGCTCATCTTCTTCCCATTCGCAGTCCTCGATGAAGTATTTCACCTCTGTGTCGGACAAGAACTTGTAGAAGATAAGTCCCAAAATGTAGTCCTTATACTCATTGGCATCAATCTTGTTGCGCATATTGTTCGCCGATGCCCATATTCTGTTTGCCAGCTGTTGCTTGTTCATATATAGGATTCTATTATTTTTCTTGTCGCAAAGTTATATCTATCTATGCAGTGCATCTGCATAAAAGAGAATGATTTTAATTTTTCTTCCGTTTTTGACCACAAAGTAGCTTCGTTGAGTCTTGACGCTATATTTTCTTTATTACACTTACTTCCTCAAAAGTAAGGATTTTTCTGTAAATTACGCACTGTTCCAACAAAGTAATGTGTGTTTTCAGCTGAAAAATGTACCTTTGTGTCATTAATGAAGTATTTCACGTATTATATTGGATAAATTATGAAGATCCTTCCATACATAATGTTCAGCTTTCTTATGCTTTGTGCGTTGTGCACAGGCATTAACAGCTATCACAGAACAGAATACATGATAGCCCAGGATGTTAATCAGGCACTGAAGCAAGTTCTTCTGAAAATGCCAGACAATGTGGTTACTACAGACACCATACGTTGTTATCGCAACTGCCTCACTATAGCCGAATTGAAAGATACGGCAGGTATCGCCATGCGTACCGTGCGCAGAGGTGGACGTTGGGAAACAAAGTTGGTGGCAGAGGCAAATTGCAACTTTGCTACGACTTTCATGATGTCCGACCAAAAGGCTTCGGGCTCTCTTTTGTTTATCGGGATGCTGTGGCTGCTAAGTAGTTTGTGGTATGTAAGAAGGAATAAGCCGGAGTTGATAGTTCAAGGTTTGGCATACGGTGGTATTGTGTTCCATGATGATAAATTCATGACCATATCGGGTGAGGAGATACGTCTTACTCCTATGCAACACTCCTTGCTCGAGATGTTCATAACGACAGATTCTCATACGCTATCGAAACAGGAGATTTGCGACCGGCTATGGCCTAAGAAACCTAATGCAAGCGATACGCTTTATACGCTGATCAGACGTATAAAACCTATCATAGAAACACATAGCATTCTGAAAATCGAATCGGATCGGGGTAAGAGCTATAGTCTGAAAATCAGATAGATAGGTTTTTGTTGGTCAATTGTCAGGGAGATGTCAGCCTGAATAATTGGCTTTCTTGCATGGAGAAAATAAATTTGCACCATAAAATAAAAACATGGTGCAAAATGAAACGATTATTTACAATTTCAATTATTATGACTTCTGCATTCTGCGCTAATGCTCAGAATGTGGACAAGACAATCACGCTTAATGAAGTAACGGTTAAAGCCTCCAAGGTAGTGAACAAGGCCGACGGTATGATAATCTATCCTACCGATGTACAGAAGCAGACTTCGAACAGTGGTTACAGCATTCTTGAGAAACTCACACTTGCCAATATTCGTATTGACAACATCAGCCATACTATTACTGCTATTGATAACAGAGGTAGCGTTCAACTTCGAGTAAATGGCATTGTTGTAGGCAAACAGGAGATGTTGGCTCTCAACCCAAAGGATATTGTCAAGATAAACTTTATAAACAACCCCGGCGTTCGTTATGGCGAAAGCATTGGCTATGTGATTGATATAGTTATACGCAGGAGCGAGAGCGGTTATACTATTGGCACGGACCTTACCTCAGCACTTACGACGTTGCAAGGCGATGGTATGGTGTATGGTAAATGGAATAAGGACAAAAGTGAATTATCGCTTTCGTATGATGTGAGTGGATACAAGACAAAAGGTTCAAAGAGCAAGCAGTTGGCAGAATACACCTTGACAGACGGCAGTATCTACACTATTGAACGAAACGATGTGGAGTCGCTTGGTAAATCCATTGCGCATGACGCAAAACTAACCTATAACTGGTCTGACTCCACAGCAACCGTCTTTCAAACATCCTTGAGTGGAGCATTCAACAACACGCCAGACAACTATAATATTAAGGACATCACGGATGGCTCTCGACAATATCAGGCTACAAGCCGAGAAAAAGACAAGAGCCTTTCGCCTGTATTGGATATTTATTTCTTTCGTCAGCTCACCCCACGCCAATCCATCACAGCCAATGCCGTAGGTACCTATATATCCACACAGACAAGCAGCTATTATGACGAGGGTACGCCTTATAAATATGATGTGGACGGCAAGACAGCATCTCTTCTTACTGAGGTGATTTATGAGAACAGGCTCAAGCCCTTTACACTCTCAACAGGCTTGAACTATAGCTATAAACACACAAAGAACGACTATCTTGGCGACGCTTCCGCTTTGACCAAGACTAACAACAACCGCCTATATGCCTTTGCAGAATTTAAGGGGCTGTTCCGACCGTTGCGTTACACATTAGGTACAGGCGCAAGCTATATCCATTACACTCAGAATGGTCACAGATATAACTTCTGGACATTCCGTCCAAAAGCCTCGCTGACATACAACATCAATAACAATATGCAGTTGAGCTACACCTATCAGATGTGGGACAGGGTATCCCGTATAGCCATGACAAGTGATGCTATGATTCGCACCAATAGCATGGAATGGACTATTGGTAATCCAGATTTGAAACCTTCGCGCGATATGGAGCACCGATTACAGTTTTCATATAATACCAATCGCCTGCAGACCTTTGTTGAAGGTTATTACAAACAATGTTTCAAACCCAACATGGCTCATTATGAACGAACTGACGACAATAAATTCATTTATACTCAGATTAATCAAAAGGAAATTTCTGTGCTGAACGCTATGGCGTATGCTGGCTATTGGCTCTTGCCCGAAAAACTTCAGATTGCAGCCTATGGAGGAATAAACAGATGCTTTAATTTCGGCAAAAACTATACACATTGCTATACATCGTGGTTTTATGTAGGTAGCATCACGGCTTATCTCGGCCACTTCACGTTGCAAGGATACATAGATAACGGCAACCGATTTTTTGAAGGCGAATCGAAAGGCTTCAGCGGTGCTTATTCGGTTCTAAAAGCCTCTTACATGTGGCGCGACTTGCAATTCTCATTGTCATGGGCCAACCCCTTTGACAGCAATCATAAGTCGTACGAGAATGAATTGCTCAACCGTAATCTGTATAAGCACACTATTGGTTATTCTAAGGATAGCGGCAATCTCGTTACGTTGAATATATCTTGGCAACTGAGCCGAGGCAACAAACATAAGTCAGCAGAAAAGAAGATAAACCTGCGTGACACGGATAATGGTATTATAAAATAAAGCATACTCTACAATACACAAAATGCAAGCACTTATTAATTAGGCGTTTGTATTTTGTGTATTCTTTCGTTTTAATCAAACTGCATCATTTTAATACATCGTTAAAACAATGCAAATCATAAAATGGAAGGTGTCTGTCGTTATACTTCAATATTCTTATAATGATTGAAAGACATAACGGGATACTAATGATTTGATTCAATAAACACCATTGTATTTAGCTCTATGACAACATATGTGAAATACATCTCCGGAATTTGCAAAACACATATAAAACACCCATCATTATTTGTAACATTTCAGTGGAACTTCCACTAAAAACGAATTAAGTGGTAAGTCCTCTGTTACAAAGACTCTCCACTTAATTTATTGAGATTCAAATATTTGCTATTATTCCTCTACAGCCGCCTGCGCCGCTGATTTCACCCTCTCATTATGAGGGACTTTTGAAGAATTTGTAAGCGTCTCTATCAAAAGAGGTGAATTAACTAATCTTATCGTGCTAATCTCATTTGTTTGTGCGACTCTGACTCCGGCCTTACAATGCCGTCCAGAGCCATTCTTTTGCCCCTCTGACGAACTTTGCATGTTCGTATGAGGGTTTTATTGTTTTGACGAAAACAGACGCTTAAAACGCCTTATTTGCGTTTCGCCTCAACAAGTAGGTCGTATAGTTCCACGGAGCGTTCAGTGGCGAAATACTCTGCCCATTCCCGGAACGTGTGCGGTATCTCCAGTACTCCATCGTCGTAGTCCATGCAATTCCACCAATCGGAAAGTTCCGCAAAGACTTCAGGAGGGTTCGTACCGAGTGCGTCCACAACTTCTGTCGGGTATTGCTCGATGAGCATCATCTTCCAGTCTCCGAAGTCCGCACCTGGATTCTCATGTAGGATATTCCATGCTGCTTCTTTAAGTTCAGCATAGAATTCATCTTCCGCACAGTACATATCTCAAAACTTAAAACCATTAATCACTTTTCAGCGGCTATCTTTGCCACATGTACACAAGATTAAAACTATATTTTAGGATTGCCTGTACTCTTGTCAAGAGATACACAAGTCCCAGATATTTGCATTACATGTATTACACTCGTTCGTATAGGAAGTTGTTCCGCTTTTACATGAAAAAGCACAATGCCGACATTGCAGCGAGCGAAGCCATGAATGCATTCTATTATTTACACTCGTTTAGTTACGAGGAGTTGAATGATCAATTTGAGGATTTGATAAGATAGTATCCTTCTTCTTGCCCTCTTCCAGTTGCCTGTGCAAACAATTCTTTTGTTCATTCGCAGGTTCCTCTGGGTGCGGCAAGGTCATAGCGACATCGAAATTTATTCGGTTGGCTACCTTTTCGGAAACATTGCCACTCAGCACCTTGATGTTGGCTCCGCCTTCCTTTTGGCTTTCAACCAATAGGTCGAAGTGTACAATACATGTTTCTCCGACATTGCCTACTACAGGACTTATCAAACAACCCCTACCCTCCGACTGGTCTATAGCACCCTGCACGCCCTCCGCTATCTGAGTCAACGTGTTATTTATAAATTCCTTCAGTTCCATATTTTTTAGATTTTACAAGATATGAACAACATCTCCACACTTCCCGACTGGCTTCAGAAGATAGAAAGCTATGTACGCCAATTCTGCGAGTTGCAGCAGATTGAAAATCAAATCGCCACAACGCTGCGTGTTCCTTCTACCGAGGAGACCGCCACCCACATGGCTGTGCGCCTTGCTGCTGAGCGAGAAATACGGTCACGCAAGGACTATCTTGCAGAGTTTATCACGCTGTCTGTCATCGAGCAGTTCCGTGTTAACGATATGTTATCGAAATATCCAGAACTGCATACCAATCGCAATGAAACGTAAGGTTGTAGCCACCATAGCCAACACACGTCAATTTTACTTTTCTATGATTTTCATGCTGACGTACCATCTCCGATATTGGCTGCTCATAGTAAATTCCACTATCATCACCAAGACACTTACTCATCGGGCAATCAAAGTGAAAATTACATTTTGAGCCTTGCACTAAAGAGAAATCCTTAAGCCTATTCCAAGACCAGGCGTTAGTCTCTGTAACCTTTATGCGTATCTCTTTTATTTCAGGATACAGACGTGAGATTTCGTAATATTCATACTCCATAAGCATTTTATTTTTTATAGCACTTCCTGCATGGTGTGCCCCCCATGCTCTCCGCCTCTTCCAGCGGTACTACCGTAGATTATACACACGACTGGTCTTTGCTTATCTGAAGCACGAAAGTACCAGTTGCGGTGCATACAATTATGCAGAAGAAGCATTCAAGAAAATCACTGGTCGTTGGTATTCTGAAATTCGCGACGAGTGATGCCCCTATGTCTTGCTCCGTCTTTTGCTACAACTTCTTCATCAAGTGAGGACGCATGAGGAAGTAATGCAGGTATTGTGAATTTTATCCTTGATACGTTTTGGTATTTCTCAGCCGTTTCTTCTTTACCATTTCCACCAATGCTAAACACTCCTGCAACGGTTATTCCTCCTTTTATGCCATTGGCTGCACCTTCTGTTGCTTCAGTAGTAACTGCCACATCAAAATCAATGTTAGATATATCGGCATATCCATTTGGAGTCTTAATGTGTGTAACCTTGTTGCCAGCCGCTGTGATAGGGGCAATGGTTGCAAATTCTTGAACACTCTCCTGTGTTTCTTTTACGGCTGTGACAATGTCAGTCAGTGCCGTCTTGATGAATTCTTTCAGTTCCATAGATGTACAATTAGTTGGATGTTTTCTTGATGTCAAAGATTGCACACGATGTAAACATGACAGCTGGGATAGATGAAGCAAGGACGAAATGCCATTTTGAAGGGTCTAATAGTGCAGCAAATACCGATATGGCAAGTAGTACACCAATGAACAAAAATGGGGAAATTGCACTTTTGTTCTTGCTTAAGACTAATGCTCCACCTACAACGGCAAAGCTCCACATGGTTGCAAGAAGTAGGCATAAATCATTGATGCCTTTCTGTATGCAGCAACCAAATTTATCATCATAGAAAATCATCATACAGTCGTCATATTCGCATTTATGTCCATTGTTTGACAGAAACAAGAATGGTGTAAACATAGAGATATATGTTGCTATGCCCAATACTTTCTCCATTTTTCTATCTTTAAGTTTCATCAAATCTTTATTGCCGTCCATATCATTTAATTTCTTTAAAGCGTTTATATTCTTTCCAGCTAATTCCCGTCTGGAATGTAGCTTGTTTGAAATATGGGTCTTTCCAACAATGGTACATGAAAGCAATAACAGATATTACCCCACGTAGCAACATTATAGCCCATAGGATTAGTGCCATCCCAAGAATATTCACAAGGGTTGGCTTTTCTACCCAAGACAGCAAATATCCAAGATAGCGTAAGACTCCCAACATGGTTGCCGCGATTAAACTACAAATCGCGGTAAGCATAATAGTTCCGATAAAGTGCAGAATATATTTCATTTCTCCACCATCTTCTCATAAACCTTAATCAGTCTCTCCTTTTCCGCAAGTAGGGCTTCAAGGCTCTTTACTCGCTCTTCCCAAATAGCAGCACTTACATCACCGTTGATGTTGTTATGCGCCCCGTTCCCATTGACTTGATTATTATTTCCTGCCAACGAAACCTCCATCGACGTATCAGATAAATCATCCGTGTATTCTTTGAAGAAGTTATAACCCAAGGCTTCACTTATTGTTGCGAGTTTGTCTGTATCAATACTTGTTTTATCAAGTATCCTATTCACATTTTGTTGGGGTACGCCTATTTTTCGACCAAACTCAGACTTTGACATACCAAGTTCATTGAGTTTCTGCTCAATGCTTAAACCGATGTTAACTCTTTCAATATTCATAAGCATTTTCGATTTAGATAAATCATTATATAGTTAATAATTCTTAATTCCGAACAGAAACCTACTCGTTTTTGATGTAGGTAAATCTATTTTGATTACCTTTGCGGCATAAAGATACTAAAAAGTAATCAAAATAACGAATAAATGGAAATAAAACGACTTAAAACCGCTTCACTTTCCGATGCTTTGATGCAGATGTCGGTTGGTGAGACTCGCCTTGCTCCCGAAGGGTACAGTAACAAGACCGTCATAAAGACCTGCTGTGAACTCAAAGAGAAAGGCTATGTGTTCAGCACAACAACGAAGACTGGAGAACAAGTAATAACCCGAATAAAGTAAACAACAATGAAAAAGTTCATCATCACATCAGCACTCCTTGTTGCAAGCCTCATCAGCTGCAACACCTTAACCAATTTGTCTAACGAAGAACTCGACCGCATCAGCTGGTCAGCCTTCTGCAAGGACTTCGGCTATAACGAAAAGGCCGATGCCAACAACGAGAAAGCCATCAACGATTATCTCGACGCTTGGCGCGGATCCGTTGCAGAAGAAGAGGCGTTCAACAAGTTGGGCATAAACCTCTACAACTAATGTCTAACAAGTTCTGCACCTCCTGCAAGCGGTCCTACAATGCTCTCAACGGCTGCTACTGCATGTTCCTCAACCGTTACGTTGAGCACGCTAAAACCCCACCATGTGCAACCACTAATAACAACAAAAATGAATAAAGCATATTCCATCACCCGCGTTTGCATCCTACTTATCATCGGATGCGCAGGAACACTCTTCCTTTTCGGAGAGGAGCAAGACAACAGTTTCTTCGCGTACCTCTTCCACCTTATCCTCGACAAGGCCCTCGGTTTCCTGCTGCTTGCTCTCACCATCGTGCTCTTCAACAAGTGGCGCAAGCATGACTGGTTGCTTCAGTTCTTCGACAAGCTGTGCGATGGAGCCAACGAAACCCCAAACCCAATGAGCCGACAGGAGGGCGAACTATAATGGACTTCCTTAACTTCCCAGACAAGTGCGTACGCTACTCCACCTTCCTCAATGATGTGGCCGCAAAGGTGGCCCACATGATTAAGCAGGATGCCAACGACCCTGAGTTCATCAGCCAGAACAAAGCGTTTCAGATGTTCGGTCGTGGCAATGTGGAGCGGTGGCGCAAGCAGGGCAAGATCCTTGCCTACAAACGTCCGGGCAAAGTCGAATACCGTACAGCCGACCTGCGGCTGTTGCAGAGGATACAACAAGACTACCTTGACAAGTAGCCTCAACTGCCGCAGATAGCACGTGCTAATCGGATAGGCACAACGAATGTAAAGTCTGAGACATTAGGTAGGTTCGACTCCACCCTGCGGCTCTCGCAAACGAATAATATTTTAATCACATTCAAAATTCAACAACTATGGGTAAAATAGGAATTAACGTTGAGCAACTCAACGAATTAAAGCCACTGGAAATCGTCCGCAACGACAAAGTGCGCGACAAGTTCATTCAGATTTATGAGGCCATGTGGACACCCTCTACTGGCGTATCGGGCGAAGCAGCCTACGAGAAAGAGTCTCGCAACTTCAACCGTCTGCTCTCCGAGAAAGAGGACATCCGCAAGAAGTGCAACCACTTCTCCATCTTCACATCATTCCTCGATGTAGCCATCTCTGGTCTCACCCTCGAACCCGGCACCAAGGCGCAAGCCTACCTCCTCTCACGTTCTATTGCCGTTGACTCCTACATTGACGAGCATGGACAGAAGAAGAACCGCTACGAGACACAATGCGTCCTCACCGTCTCTGGATATGGCGAGCTGGTGCTTCGTGCACGCTGCGGCCAGATACGCAACGCCGACAACCCGGTTATCGTGTACGAAGAGGACAGCTTCGAGTTTGGCGAGCGCAACGGACAGAAGTTCGTCAATTACACCTGCCGTCTACCCCACCAGTCCGGCCGCATCGTGGCTTGCTTCATGAAGATAACACGCGCTGACGGTTCTGCCGACTATGCCGTGATGCTTCCCGAAGATTGGCAACGACTCTCCAACTACTCTGCTCGTCAAAACTCCAAGTATAACAACCAAACAAGACAATGGGTACAAGGTAAACCCAACGCCCTCTATACAGCACAAGGCGGACAGATCGACCCTGGTTTCCTCGTTGCCAAGTGCATCAAGCACGCCTTCAAAACCTACCCCAAAGCACGTGTCGGTCGTGCTACACAGTTGGAGTCACAGCAAGTTGACGAGACAGAAATCACTGACGACATCTACGGCGTTACCGGTGATGGCGAGAAGGTTGACACCGCCACTGGCGAGATTATCCAAGAGAAGCAGGACTTCACACCTCAGACCGACACGTCTGCAGGAGTAACCGTTGACCCTGCCGCCAACAACGACGACGACACATTCTAACCCTATAATACTTACAACAATGAGCGAACAGACAACAGACCTCACCATCGTACGCAAAGAGAACGTACAGATGATAGCGCAATCCGCGCCACAGATTTACAAGGACAACACAACCTCGTCCAAGCGTTGCAGCGAGTATGGCCAGAAACTCCTTGCACAAATCAAGGCCAACGGCATGAACGATGAACTGGATATGCAGTGCGCCAACTACATCAACAAGGCTCGCAACACGGTGAAGAAAATGAACACCAACCGTTCAGCCATCACCAAGATATTCGACCAGATACGTTCCGAGTTCACCGGCATGGAAAATTCTGTCGATCCTAACAAGACCGGTTCTATCCCTTATCAAATCCAGCAGGAGCGCAATGCCTATGCAGCACGAAAGCGTGAAGAGGAAGAACGCCGCCGCCGTGAAGAGATTATCCGTCAGCAGCGCGAACAGGCTCTCAGCCGCTACAAGCAGGACGTGGAGGACGACTTCAAGCGTCAGTTCAATGTATATACGACCAATGCCACAAACGAGCTGACAAAGCTCAACAGCGGTCTGACCCTCGAAAACTACGAAGCACAGTGCAAGACTATCCGTGAATATCCCGTCACTCTTCCGGCTGAATATGGGAAAACACTGACCTCCACTGTCTTTATCCCGGCTGAAATTGCCGACATGAGAGACCAGCTGCCGGGCATTCGTTCTTCCATTCTTTCCAAGCTCATGCAACAGTTCCGTGAGCAGTTTCAGTTCGAGGTAGCCGAATACCGTGACTTCATCATCGACATGCTGCCATCAAAGAAAGCAGAGCTGGAACGTATGCAGAAGGCAAACGAGGAAGAGAAGGCACGCATGGCTGCTGAACTGAAAGCACGTGAGCAAGCCGAAGCCGCACGTATCGATGCTGAGCGCAAGCGCAAGGAGGAAGAGGAAGCAGCCAAGAAGAAGATGCAAGCCGAGGCTTCCGAGATTGGCAACCTGTTCGGTCAGCAAGCGGTTGTTTCTCCGGCTGGCTATCAACCTAAGACCTCTGTCAAGAAGCGCATACACTTCCACGACGCACAGGGCGTTCTCGCTGCCGTATCTATGTGGTGGTCCAAGGAGGGACAGTTTATGTCGGTCGAAGACCTCGCCAAGATATTCAAGAAGCAGATCACATTCTGCGAGAAGGTGGCTAACGACAAGGACCACCCGGAGTTCATCAGTTCAACATCAGTTTCCTACGAAGAGGAAGTAAAAGCAAAGTAAACAACTATGTACGAAAGTGGTTATTACCCAGCTGTCGCAGAGTACGACCCCGATGCACCTTGGAATGAACGAGAGCCTACAATGGTCGAGTGCGCTGCTTGTGGCGGCAAGGGCTATCATTGGCACGCCTACGACTTTGAGGCAGACTTTGAAATAGAATGTTCCGAAGAAGCATGGAATATGCTTCCCGAAACGGAAGAAGAGGCCATTGCCCAGCACAAGTACTTTATCAAGGGCGAAAAGGAAGTCTGCGAGGTGTGCGATGGTGAGGGCGAAGTTGAATATGAACCTGATTACGACGATTATGACGAAGATTAACAACCCGGACGAATACTATCAGCGCAGTGAGGTCAGCAACTCTGACCTCACCGAACTGAAAAACCTGCTGCACCCTCACATGCAGTTCGGCGACAAGGAGGCTGCTTTCCGCTTCGGTTCTATCGTCGATGCCATCATCACCGAACCCTCGCGTGTTGACTTCCTGCACATGACCATCGACGGCGAACAATGTTCTGAGGAGGAGTTCCTCCACGCTCGCGAAATGCAACGTGCACTGCGTGCAGAAGCACGACGAGACCAATTCCTCGCTAAGGTTCTCGAACATGCCGATACACAACGCTTCATGGTCAACAAGCAGCAGGAGTTCAGCAATGGGGGATTTACCTTCCATCTGGACACACGCTGCAAATGGGACTGGTGGTTGCCAATGGCTAACTTCGGCGGCGATCTGAAAACAACATTCGCCTCAACACAAGCGGAGTTCGACAACGCTGTAGATTTCTTCGACTGGGACCGTAGCCGGGCGTGGTACATGGACATCGCCCATTCCGACCGCGACTTCATCTACGCAATCAGCAAAAAGAACTGCAACATTTTCAAGAAGTTCATCAACCGTGGCGACGACATCTACAATCGCGGACGCGAGAAGTACGAAGAACTCGCTTTCCAATATTGGGCTTTCAATCTCATATAAACAAAACAGAATATAGTTATGAGCAAGATATTATCACAAACCGCACAGGTCACTCTCCTTAAACGCCTCAGACGTATGTGTCCCTTTACCGTATGGGCAGGACAATATGGTTACACATGTGGCGGTATGAAGAATGGCGTGCGCTCATCCTCTGGCATGGGTGCCCATAGTAAAGAAGCTCGCCACTGCCATCTTAACTGTATCGACCTGCGCAAGCAAGCCTTTCGCCAAGGCTACGACATCACACTATCAACCCATCAACTCAATGCGTATTGCTGAAACACTTAAACATAATCTTCGCGTCGAGCCTTACGACTATCAGAAGGAGGGCATACTTGCCGGGCTGCGCTGGCACCGATTTCTAATCGGCGATGAGCCGGGCTTGGGAAAGACGCTGCAAAGCATCGGTGTCGTTGATTGTGCCAATGCTTACCCTTGCCTTGTGGTCTGTCCGTCCTCGCTCAAAATCAACTGGCAGCGCGAGTTCGAGAAATTCACCAACAAGAAAGCCCTTGTCCTCGACAACTCCGTCATGACCACATGGCCCTATCTTCTCCGTATGGGTATGCAGCAGGTAGCAATCGTCAACTATGAGTCTCTGCGCAAGTACTTTGTATGGGACATCAAGGGAGGCTCGCGTAGCGCTTTCCGTTTGAAAGACGTGGTTTTTACGCCCGACATCAAACTGTTTCGCTCTATCATCATAGACGAGAGTCACCGCGTTAAAGACCCATCAGCCCAGCAAACTATCTTCGCACGTGGCATTGCAGAGGGCAAGGAGTACCGCATATTGCTGTCTGGTACGCCAGTTGTCAATCGTCCTGCCGACCTCATAGCGCAGCTCTCCATAATGGGACGTTTGCCTGAGTTTGGCGGACGCGCCAAGTTCCTTGCCGAGTATGGCGGTGGCGAGATAAGCAAGGAGAGACGAGGTAAAGACGAAGACGACGCACCGCGCAACCTCGAACGGCTCTCTGCCGAACTCTACTCGCGCTGCATGATCCGTCGCGAAAAGGCCAAAGTACTCACCCAACTGCCCGACAAGACGCGCACAGACCTCATTGTGGATATTTCCAACCGTGACGAGTATATGCTTGCCGAAGCCGACCTTGCCGAATACCTGCGCCAATACACCGAGTGCGACGACTTCGACATTCGTAGAAAGATGCGCATGGAGGCTCTCGTTAAGTTTATGACCCTGCGCTCACTCTCTGCCAAAGGCAAGGTGAAGCAAGCCATCGACTTCACGCGCACCTTCCTCGCCAACGGCAAGCCACTCATTCTCTTCTGCTCTCTGCATGAGATTGTGGACGAGATAAAAAAGGCGTTTCCAAAGGCTGTATCTGTTACCGGACGCGACTCCATGATGATGAAACAAGCTGCTGTCGATGCTTTTCAGTCAGGCAAGGCGCAACTCATCATCTGTTCCATAAAGGCAGCTGGCGTGGGTCTCACACTCACGGCCTCGTCAAACGTGGCTTTCGTGGAGTTCCCATGGACTTATGCCGACTGTTGCCAATGCGAAGACCGCGCACACCGTATCGGACAAAAGGACAACGTGACGTGCTACTACCTCCTTGGCCGTGGCACCATCGACCGAACACTCTACGCCATCATCCACAAAAAGAAGTCCATCGCCAACCAAATAATGGCTACTGACGATGACATTCCACAGGATGAAATGTATTTCGATGAACTAACAAGCCTATTCCTAAATCCTCATGACGATGGCTGACCTCTGCAAAACCGACCTCCAAAAGGTCATCAAGTATCTCACCGATGCAGCAACACTCTACGATGCACAGCAAGGCTTGCGCTATTCCAGCCGTGCATGGTGCATCAGACAACTTATCGTTAAACTAAAGAAACGGCAAAATCAAATCACAACAATATGAAAACATCAATGACCACCACTCAGGCGTTCCGTCAGCTCATACGTTGTCATGCCATTATAGCAGTCAACGTCTGGAATGCCATCAACTTCTTCGTCACCCGGCGTTCATGGTTCGCCCTTGCACTTGTTATACTCATAGGGTCTGCGGCAAGTGCCATGTGCATCATGTCTGCGCGTGCCGAGCGCGACCGTGCGCAACAGGCACAAGCCAAACTGCAACAGCAGGTGGAACAACTGAAAGTAGAAAATGAATTTATCGCAAAATAAATATTCACAAGTTAAGCTCTATCAATCATGACAAAAAATCAATTAGCAAAAGAGGTTGCGGTTTCCGAGAAGCTCCACCTCTCTACAACTTTCCAAGCCATTGACGGTATCCTCCGTGTCATCAAGCAAACGCTTGCCAAGGGCGAGCCTGTAATCATCCGTGGCTTCGGCACGTTCCAGCCCATCGACTACAAGGAGCGTACTGCACGCGATTTCAAGTCGGGCAAGTCTCTGGTTATCCCGGCACACAAGTCTGTCAAGTTCCGCACAAGCAAGGAACTGGTAAAGGCTATCAACGAAAGAAAGGAGGCTACATTATGATGCTATACGAATGTGGTGTCCGTTACGAACGGACGATGGAGAACGGCATGACTAAGAAAGTCACAGAGTTGTACCTTGTTGATGCGTGCTCATTTGCCGAGGCTGAGGGACGCATCACAAAGGAAATGAAACCGTACATTTCGGGTGACTTTGATGTGGTTTCTATCAAGCGCACCAACTACTCCGAGATTGTAGAGAATGGTGCTGACTCTGCCGACAAGTGGTTCAAGGCTAAGTTGATGTTAGTAACCTTGGACGAGAAAACAGCCAAGGAGAAGAAACAAGCAGTTTACTTCATTGTAAAGGCTTCCGACATCAACAATGCCCACACGGTGGTTGTCGAGCACATGAAAACCTCAGTCGTTGACTACGAGATTGCCACGCTTGACGAAACTAAGATAATGAACTTGTTCCGCTACAAGGTTAATACAACAAGCAGTAATGGCTAAGTTTTCATCCTATGCCTTCCAAGGTCGGAATAAGTACGGCAACAAGCGCGTAGGCTCCCACGCTTCTAAGAAGGAGCACTACCGGGCTGCCGAACTACGCATGATGCAGCGTGCCGGACTTATCTCCGACCTTCGGGAGCAGGTGTCATACGAGTTGATACCTGCACAGTATGGCGAGTGTGGCAAGAACTTCAGTGGTCGCACATCACGCGTTCTTCTCGAACGTTCTTGCCGCTACATTGCCGATTTCGTCTACACCGACTGCACAACCGGGCAGACCGTTGTAGAGGATACAAAAGGCGTTCGCACAAAAGAGTATATCATCAAGCGGAAACTCATGCTCCACGTTCATGGTATCCGCATAAAAGAGGTTTGATTATGGCACGAGACAGTTTTGTTTTCTATCGCAGTTTCTTTGAGGCTATCAGTCTGATGCCACCAGAGGTACAGGCTGAGGTCTACCCTGCACTCGTTGAGTATGCACTTAACGGCAAGGAACCAAAGGGACTCTCCGACATCGCCCAAGGAGTGTTTATTCTCGTCAAGCCTAACATTGACGCGAGCATCACACGCATAGAGAATGGCAAAAAGTTCGGCAAACTTGGCGGTCGTCCAACGAAGAAAGGCAATACTGCCTCGTCTGCCAAGCTCAAAGCCGACATTCCTACTCCTCCAACCACCTATACGCTTACACTCCAGCAGGAGATTGAGCAGATGAAAACCGACCACACATGGAATGAACCCGTGTGCATGCAGTTCCACATCAGTGCCGATGAACTTGCCAAACGCCTTGACACGTTCCACAACCATTGCAAATGCGAGAATGATGGAAAAGCACACAGCAACATCAACGATGCAAAACGGCATTTCTGTTCATGGATGCGCAAGGCTTACACACAAGTCGAGCATGACAGCGATACCGAACTGCCACCTCCCTCGTATGAGTTCAATGGAGGCTTCGGGGGTCAGGACATTTAATTATTACGAGTTATGAACAACAAGCCATACCCTAAATGCCTTATCGACGAACTTGCAAAGTACGGCAAACGGCCTACTGGCAATGTTGATTGGGACATTGCTGTCCTCTCCGTCCTTCGCAAAAACGAACGCGAGAAGGATGCGCCGTGGCTCAACCTGCACCAATGCGCACTCAACCTACGGCGAGAGACCGAAAAAGCGAGGGCACAGGCGTACAACCTTGCCGACCCTAACGTATATAGTGCACACTCCAGCTTCCTTGTTTATATCGCCAACTCCGTGGTACTTGCTCCTCAACGCCGCAAGTTCATCGTTGACGACGACAACAAGCAGGTGCTGCACTTCCTCTTGCTCTACTTCAACAACTGCCCTCTTGCTGAAGATGTATTCCCCGAACGTGGCTACAAGCTACACAAGAACCTCCTTATACAGGGCGGCGTAGGTGTTGGCAAAACGCTCCTTATGCAGATATTCAGCGAGTATCTACGGCGCACTAACAACCCTCGTTTTTTTCACAACCTATCGGTCACACAGATGGTCAACTACTACACCATACACAACAACCTCGACCGCTTCACCTACTTCGAGGAGGAAAGCCGAGGTTTCCAGTGCAAGCCCGAAAACGTGTGCCTCAACGACATCGGCATACAGGACCGCACGTTCTTCGGAATGGACACCGGGTTGCTCACTGATGAGTTCCTTCACGCTCGCAACGAGATTTGGACACAGTTCGGCAAGTTCGCCCACCTGACCACAAACCTTGACAACAAGGAGCTTGAAAAGCGGTTCAAGCGCAATGACGGATACGGCCGTCTCGTTGATCGCTTCAAAACTTACAACGTAATTCCATTAACAGGAAAAAGTAGAAGATAATGAACGTAAAATATGAAATACAGACATAGAAAGACTGGAGAAATAATCAATGTTCTCCGTCACAACGAGAGAGGCAATTTTGTAGAATGTATAGACGGCAAAGGAGAAGTTTATTGTTTGCAAGTAAACCTGTTCAGTGATTATGAATATGTCGTTGAAGACAATACCATTAACTGGGAACAACGCCGCTACGAGATAGCAAAGACCATGCTCCCTGCAATCTATATGGACGATGGCAATGCACAACGTGCAGACCACTCGCCAATCAATGGCTTTGAGTACAAAACGCCACAAGGCTGTGCAAAAGAGGCAGTCAGTTTGGCTGATGCACTAATCAACGAACTTCAAAAGAAAGGAGCAAGCAATGAGAACAATTGATTTTCGTGGTAAAGCCGTAGGCAGTGGCCGCTGGATACATGGTGATTTGGTTTGGAATGGTCGCACTCCTGCCATTTTTGAAGATGCCAATCAAGAAAATGGTTGCATCACCGTAAAGGAAAGCACGCTCGGCATGAACACCGGGCTGAAAGACAAGCACGGCCACGAAATATACAATGGCGACATTCTCGCCCATGGAGCAAACATCATCGGTCATGTGGTCGATGGCGTGCGTGGCTACTGCTTTGATGTGGTCTATATAACGCCAGAAGGAGAAAAATCATGTCCACTTTTCGAAATGGTTACCAACTTTAACGATAAGTTGGAGATTGTCGGAAACATACATGATAAAGGAAATGGAGGTGCAGTATGAATAATGTAATTCCGAAACTCTCGGTCTTGTTAAGATTACTACTTGTTGCTCCTATTTACATCGTTGCTCTCGTTCTGTTTGTTCCATACGGAATATTCAGAGGTCTTACAGAGTCTGACATAATCCGAGATTACTTAGACCTGTTTGATGAGTTCCTTGGTAAAATATACTTTCACTATTTCAAGAAAAAGTAAAAGATGCGTTCCCGACAAGCAAGAAAAATAGTCCGCATGGTCAGATACACACCCATCGACCGCATGAGCGACACATGGTATGACAGAGGCTCGCAGTGGTGTGCCACCTACCGACAACCCCACATTCAACAGGCTCTCCGCTATTATTGGAATGGCGTAGCGGACCGCAAGATTAAGCCATTCGATTACAAACCAAATTATCAAAGAAACAAATTCTTATGAAAATCACCAACAACTTCGCCAGCACAATTATTGGCACTGTTAGTGGCCGTATCACTTACAACGGCAGAACAATTAACATTCCTCAAAGTTCACGCATGGAACTGGTTGACGGTCAAATTCTCATCGACGGAAAGCCATTTGAGCAGTACGACAAAGCCGATTGTCCAATCATCAAGATTGAACTCACAGGCAATGTAGAGCATGTCCAAACTCAAACAGGCGATGTTGAAGTCCATGGTGACGTGCATAATGCCAAGACCATGAGTGGTGACATTACATGTGACTGCATCAAAGGCCATTGTTCTACAATGAGTGGAGACATAAGACGATGAAGGTACGACAGGCAAGAAAAATCTTCAAGGCTTATTATAGCCCTAAGAAAAACTATTGGAATAAATACCAAGGTTTTACTCTTGGAACGTGCTTTATTTGTTTCGCTTACAAAACCCCACGTTTGCTTCATGCTCTGAATATAGCATACAAATATGAGAAGCGGTATGTGCAAATACCGACAAAGCCAAGAGCAATACAAGGTACAACTTCCATACGTCATCCCCAATATGGCCTTTGGGCTATTTTTGAAAACAAGAATAATATTTAATCAACAAAGACAATGAAAACTTACATCGGAACAAAACAGGTAAAGGCCGAACCTATGAACGAATTGGCCGCAGTAGAGAAAGGTTACGCTCGCAAGAACGAGGACAACCACGAATGGCGTGAAGGTTATCACGTGCAGTACACCAACCCGGACGGCAGCACCTACGACTCTTGGTCTCCTAAGTCCGTCTTTGAACAAGCCTACAAGTGTGCCGACAGCTTCCTCGACCGCTTGCAGATAGAGTTCAGTGAATTGGCAGAACGTCTTGACAGCCTTGACGAATTACTTTCAAGAGGTTTTGACCATGTGGCAGAAAAGGTTGGTTACAAACAGGCAGCCATGCTTATCTCTCAACGCATGGCTATGAAAGCATACTTTGATGTGCTTGACACACGTATTGATGACTTGAAGCAGAGCAACAATGCGCCATCCCAAACGCAGGGCTAACATGCTCTACAAGCTACGTAGGAGAGGTATTCGCTGCAACACCAAGGAGCGGTGCATATATCTCCTCTACAATGAGGATCCAAAGCACTACCCACAAATACCAAGGTTGTGCCGGGAGTTTCACTTCTACGTTCAATTCATCATCACATGATGGATTGAACGTCCCTCTAAACTTAAAACCATCTTTCATCAACAACCCTATATCTTTGCATTATGATTAAACTATTGCAGCGAACACGCCGCCCCGACATAACATTCTCCCGTAATGGCCGCATTTTCATTACGGCAAGAGTCGTGCGGCTACTCTCGCTCCAGCCGGGCGACAGTATCAACGTAGCCTTCCATCTTGGCGAGTGCTACCTGCTTGCAGTCCGGCACCAAAATGCAATAGGACGGCATGTCGCACAGTGTCACCCAACAAAGAAAGGTTCCAACAACTACTGTGCGTCTTCCGTCCTACTCGCACGGCTCATGCTCGACAACTGCAACATCAAAGAGCAGCGAGCTTCCTTCATGGTCGGAGAAGCAGAACAGCGAGACGGCGAAACAATATTACCAATAATCTTTAAGCAACCGTTATGAACCAAGAAATAAAATACAGTGGCTTCTCCGCTGTGCCGTCCGACTATGAATGTTCCGACGGTTCTCTTGCAGCTTCCATCAACCTTGTACCAGAAGATGGCGCACTGAAGCCTGTGATGCCTCCGTCTGTTGAGATACAACTTTCTGACGATACAGGCAGTTGCGTGTTCATTCACGAGTCATCAAGCTTCACGCACTACATTGTAGCCAAAAACAATTCATATAGCTGGTTTGACAAAAAAAAGCCAAATACAACCACCGTTATTGGCGACGTTGCTAACTGCATAAAGGTCACGTCTGTTGGCAACACACTCATTTTTCTTACAGATAATGGCATGCAATACTATCTGTGGAAAGGTGGCTCCACTGGATACCTGTATCTTGGTTCAAAAATACCAGAGTGCCCGCTGTCATTTGGCTTGCAAGGCGAATTGGTGCGCACAGATGAATTCACCATCAATTTCAACGGCATAAGTGAAGGCGACATTTTTAAGGAATTTTCCGATGATAACAAGACTAAGGTTACAGACCAAGTGCTTGCAAAGGTCAATAAGTTCATCGCAGAGAAAAGCACCAATAAAGGACGCTTCATTTTTCCTTTCTTCATTCGCTATGCTTATCGTCTCTATGACGGTTCGCTTACGATGCACTCTGCACCCATTCTCATGATTGCATCTTCCGACTTGTCGCCACAAGTATTCTGGAACCACATCAGTGGAAAAGGTTCATACAAGGAGGCTGTAATGCGTGTTGTCGCAATGGTCCACAAACTGGACTATGCAGTTATCGAGCAATCGTATATCAACAACCTTTCCAACTGGAAAGACATTGTGCGCTCTGTTGACATATTCTGTTCCAAACCGATATACACCTACGACCAGAATGGTAAATGTGAACGTTTTGCTGAATCCTCTGAAATAAACTCATATTGTGTGTGTAAGCACACTAACCAAGCGGCCTCAACCACTACATATCCTTTGCGCTATCAGAAGCATACATTCAATAAACTCTATGCTTTCACTTATGACCCGACAAATTTCACATATCCTGCGGGGCGACTTATCTTGCCCAGACGTTCTGTGGATACTGTTAAAGAGGATATTAAATCTTGTTCGCAATTCTATTTGCTTGAAAGCATAAAGATTGAGGCATTGACAACAACGCGCACACTGCTTAACATTGACGAAGATTATCTCCAGTCGCTTGTTACTCGCGAGGCTATGACTGATGATTACGATAGCCATGATACGCTGATACCGCGTTATGCTTTTGCCTACAACTCCCGTATCAACATTGCCAACATGAAAAAGAAACTGTTTGCTGGCTACAACGCTGCTGCACAATTCTGCTACACAGATGGATATGTTGCCAATTATACTAATGAAAAACCTACAGTCATGGATCATAAGGCTTCCTATTTGGTTTATGTATATATAAAGCAGGACGGAAAGGATATTGTTGTGCATGGTGATGCGTATGCCTTGGCCTATCACGATGCACCTTTTATATTCATATTCTACCCGAATGTGAATGCTTATAAGGCTGTAATAGTTAAGACCGATTATTTTTCAGAGTGTTATGAGGTTCAACTTGAGCAACATGGATTTCTCAATGGCTCGTTCTACTTTGGTGGTTGGGACAATCCTCCCAAGGCAGGTTCTCACCCCAATAGTTCAAGCGATGCTGACCGCATGATAGATGTCCCGAACAAAATCTACACTTCCGAGGTCAACAACCCCTTCTATTTCCCTGTCCTTGGCATCAACACCGTGGGTACTGGTGAGATAAAGGGCATCTGTTCCGCTGCCAAGGCTCTCTCACAAGGTCAGTTCGGCCAATTCCCTCTCTACGCTTTCACCACCGAGGGCGTTTGGGCATTGGAGGTAAGCAGCACTGGTTCCTATTCTGCAAAACAACCCATCACGCGCGACGTGTGCATCAATCCCGACGCCATCACACAGCTCGACTCAGCTGTTCTCTTCCCAACCGACCGCGGAATAATGCTCATAAGCGGCTCACAGACGCAGTGCATATCAGAAGCCATCAACTCCGAATATCCGTTTGATGCGATGCGTCTTCCCGGATTTGAAAAACTGCACGCCATGCTCGGACATGAGCCGGCAACAGACAAATGTTTGCCTACGCTGCCGTTCACCAAGTTCTTGAAGCAGTCCCGTATGTTATACGACTACGTCCACCAGCGCGTCATTGTGTATGCGCCAAACATCACATACGCGTATGTCTATTCGCTAAAGACAAATCAGTGGGGCATGATGTTCTCTCGTCTCACATCGCACCTCAACTCTTATCCTGATGCGCTGGCAGTCAACGAAGATAACGCCGTAATCAACTTCTCGGAAACCATCAAGGATAACGTCAAGTGTCTCTACGTTACACGGCCACTCAAACTCGAAGCGGCTAACGTATTGAAGACTTTCGCCAGTGTCATACAGCGTGGCTTTTTCCGCAAAGGTAACGTCTCAACAGTTCTCTACGGCTCGCGCAACTTGCAGAGCTGGCACCTTGTATGGTCAAGTAAAGACCATTATCTACAGGGCTTCCGTGGCTCTCCTTACAAGTATTTCCGAATTGCCGGTGTAGCCACACTCTCACCAGATGAAAACATCTACGGCGCGTCAGTCGAGTTCACACCTCGACAGACCAACAAGCCGAGATAAAGAAGATATTATTAGGTTTAGTTATTTATTAAGGTTAGATTGTTTTAGATAACTACGAAAAGAGCCGGGACGCGTGATGCACCTCGGCTCTTGTCTTTATTATCCTAACCAATGTTGCCTGATACGCTTCCGTTCCATTCTCGAATGAATGGACGTGCGTATTTCCTGTTCTACCTCAGCAGCCTTGGCAAGCCACATCTCCGACTTCGACGGATTGGTTATGCTTAGCCAGTCGGACACACCACGGCACACAAGGTATTCATGTATCAGCCTTTCCACATAGGTCAGCGTGGTTTGCGAAATAGTGTTGGGCACACTCATGTTTATATGATATTGCGCCCTCTCCTTTAGCTTGTCGTCAAACACAGTCTTGACGATTTCCTTCTTTGACCAAGGGTAAAGCATTTCCCGACACATCGAGATACCCAAATCCAGCACTCTTGCCACCCGGTCCACATTGCCCTCCTCGCCAACGTCAGCCACCATGTGCTTGGCGTGCTCGCTTTCCGGAGCCATCACATGGCTCTCCACATAGGCATTGTTCTTGATGTCATAAAGCAGCTGTTCCCGCTCAAAGGTAAGCGTCACCTTCAGCTTCCCTCCATCATTCTCTATGCAGCAGCTCATAAGTCATCATCAATTACTCCCTGTCGTACTATCGGACTTACTATCGGTCGTACTATCGGACGTACTATCGTTTGGACGCTGCGGGCGGCTGCGCTTGCTCACCGCCTGCTGTATGCTCACGAGGCTCTTCTGTGACAGTGCCACATACTGTTCAGCATCTGACTTGTTCGTCACCATGTACCACTCGGCTATGGCGGAGTTCTTCAGGTAGTCGTGGATAGCCTCGCCCACACCAGTAGTTGCAGCCTTGTTGAAGTTGCTCGGCATTGTAAGGCTAAGCGTCAGGTCTGTACTACCGTCATAGTGACTATTGTCTGTCGTCGTGCCGTCCTCGTTGAGGTAATCCGACAATTCTATCTTCACCTCGGCAAAACCTTTCTTGATAGAGCGAAGTATCTTCTCGCGGTTTTCTTCGTCCTCAGAGGCAAACATGCTCGCCACCTCCTTGTGGTTTTCCTTGTCCTGGATTGTGCGGCCACGCAAGAAGGTCTCGTTCATGATGTCGAAAAGAAGCCACGAAATTTTGATGGTTACCGTCACGTTAATTTTGGCACCTAATGTTTTTTGTTCTCCCATTTCAATAAAATATTAATTGTTAGTCACTCGGACGGGGCGGTCTCTTGCGGCTATAAAGCAGACGTTCCGCACCGTCCATCATTTCCCCGGCTTGGTTGAAGTAGTCAGCAGCTTCGTTCTTGTTGGCCAGCTTGAACCACTGGGCGATGATTGAGGCAATGAAAAAATTGCGAAGGGCCGACTGCACATTGTCCTTCAGTCCCTTGTCAAACGACTTGCTCACCTCCAGCACAGCTTCGTAGCCTGTCCGCGTCACTATCGGCGGAACCACGCTGCTCTGTGTCTCCACATCTTTAGGCTGCAGTATTGGTGGAATAGGAGTTGTCGTTACAAGTATCTGCTTCGTCGTTCCGCTCACGAGCATCTCTTTCAGCCTCTCGTTGGTGGCAAGCACCGACTCCTCCCAAAACCTGCCGAGGTCTGAAAGGTCACTGTCCGTGGCGAGAATGCGGTCTCGTGCTCCCTCGTCGCCGTCTATCAGCTTCGCGCCTGTGTAGTCGGTAGCCTTGGCCACCTCTTCATACACATCGTCCTTGAATATCTGTACGGTGATTGTCTCCATGTCAGAATGAAATTAGTGAATACGTTAGCCCGATGCCTATATATGGCTGCATACCTTGTTTGCCGAAACCGTAACCTGCCGTCACACCGACATGCCATTTCTTGGGAGGCTGCTTAATCTTGCGCGTAACATACTCATGCTTCGGATATACATAGATGCTGTCAAGCTGAACGTCATATCCGCTCACCCATGCCGTGTAGTCACCGCCATTATACATCTTCTGAATGATGGGGATAGTTACCTCAGCACTGTCACGCACATCTGCCACATTGTCTTGTATACAACTTTCTTTCTGTCGCGTGTCCGCACGGATAGATGGCTGCGTCTTGTCACTCTTGGGCAGGGGCAGGGTCACAGTCTTGTATGTCAACAACAAACTGTCCTTCGGCACCGGCTTGTAGTATGGTATGGTGTCAATCACCGTGTCACGCACCACTTCTGCAGGTTCATGACCTTTGCCGTAGCCTCCGCAAAGCACAATGTCAACCAAAACGACAATACCAACAATACCTGCAAGCACACATGATATTGCCCACAAAAGACCGAATTTCTTCTTATCCATAATAGTCCTTGATAAAATTCACAATAGCATTCACATGAGTGGCGGTCACTTTCTCCTTGCCTTCTTCGCTCAGCAGCAGCTCCACGTCTTCCTTGTTGTCTTGAAACAGGTTCTCCGTCAGCACTGCCGGACAAGCCGTGTCCCTGCAAATGGCAAGGTTCTGGGCAATGTATGGTGCCGCTGGCACACTGCGGTTGCCTTTCAGCCCCTGCTGTATGGCTTCGTTCCACAGATACTGAGCCAACATCTTGCTCTTGCTCGATGCGTTCAGCCCCACATGGGCGGAGAAACCTCGCGCCTCATGCCACTTGCCGTCGCCTCCTGCCGCATTGTTGTGTATGCTCACCAGTAGCACGTTCTTCGTGCCAACCTGCTTGCAGATGTCGTTCACGCGCTTGCAGCGTTCCGAGAGCGGCACGTCGGTCTCTTCTTCCACAATGCGCTGTGCTTCGTAGCCCTTGCACCGCAAACATTTCTCCACGCGCCTTGCTATCTCTCTTGCATAAGCGTATTCTCTCAGCCGCTTGTCGGGGCTGCACTTGCCGGGCGTGTTCTCACCGTGCCCGTTGTCAATCAGTACTTTTACCATCTTCTCCGTCTTTTAGACTGTCAAGGTTCACATTAAAGTGCCTTGCAGTCTTGTCTACCATTATTTGTTGCAGCAGCTTCCAGAAGCGGTGTTCTGCCTCGGGGCGGCAGCTGCTCTCGTTCTCCAGTATCGACCATGCTTGCTCAAAGCATATCACACCTGTCAGCACATACGACAGCGGCACCTGCATGTGCACGAACACCCAGTGCTCGGCCAAGTATGCCAGTATGATGAGCCAAAACCTTTTGGGTATGGTCTGCTTCACCACCTTGCCAAAGGCAAAACTTGTAAACTTGGCTTTCTCCCTGCTCGTCTTGTCAGGATATGACTCATGCACACGCTTGTCAAGCTTGAAAGCGGTCCATGCATCATATAGTATGAAAATGACGGCCACAACTATCAAGGGGAATGTTGGCCTGAACTCTGCCACCAGCCAACCTACCATGCCGCCCACGGCCATGGCGGCGAATTTCCAAAGTTTGAACACTACTGCCATACCGCTATTCTATTTAGTCGTCCTACACCTGCCCCGGCATGGGCTGCGCAACAGGTGCTGTCCGCACCAAAGCCTATCACCATGCCGCCGGCAATATGCTTGCTCCTGTTGCTATCTCTGAGCCTCTTGATTATCTTCTTCATTGTCGTCAATTTTAGTTCACGGCAAATTTAGCCACTTGGCTATATCCGGGTCTTTTAACTGTTGTGCCACAAAAAAAGAGAGAAGCAGATTTTCTCTGCTTCTCTCTCGTTAGCCCTTTGTATGTTCTCTATTCTGTGTCAAATATGCCAGGGAACAACAGTCCTTTCCCTGACTTCAAGTTTGCTTTTTTACCTGTCAGTCTGACAGGGAACGCAAACACTAATGGAGGCGACGCGTCCCGCGTCGGTTTTTTCAGCAGCCCCGTCCTGCGCGATAGAGAAAGGAGGAAAATACGGACGCTACTTAATAATAGCTGCATATTTTTCCCGCGTGTCCCGCGACGCCTCCATTAGAGGTTACGTTTGTACTTTTGGCCTTTCAAGCCGTACCCGGCTAAATCCGGACTTGAGTTAAACCTAGCCAAAGACGTTTCCATAAAAGACAACGCACTCATGGCTTGCCACAAGAATATCAGCCGACCGCAGCTGTTCGCATTCGAGTTGTTGCCAGACCGCAGAACACAGCGGCGCGTGGTATTTCCTCCCTTTTGTTCCTTGTTATACTATCGGACGTACAATGTCCACTTTCAAGCCGAGAGCTTCAATGATGCGGAAAAACATTCCCACACCAGGCTCTATCACGCCTTTCTCTATGCGAGATATGTAGGTCTTGTCAGTCCCCACTTTCTTCGCGAGGTCTGATTGAGTCATGTGTTCCTGCTTTCGGGCATCATAGATAATCTGTCCTACGCAATAGTTGGTAGCTTCCTTTCTGAACGCCTCTCGTTCCGCAGTTCCTACTGCTCCATACTTGGCATCAAGAATAGCATCGAAACTGGTAATGTCATTTCTTTCCTGCATAATATTCCTTCTTAAGTTCAAGCGCCTTTGCAATCTCCTTAGAGGGTGTCTTCTGGCTTTTCTTCTGAAAGCCGTTGAATAGCATCACGATGTTTCCCTCGTCGAAAATGAAGAACGCTCGGTATATATTACCATTGTGGGAGGCTCTTATTTCATAGATACCGTCCTTTATGTATTTTACAAATTTCTCGCTCACTCTGTCCTGCATCTTCAGCACGTCAAGCACATAGTCTATTTTCTTCTGTGCTCCTGCTTCCAAGGCGCGGTAGAACTTGAGGAAGTAATCTTTGTAAACTAATATTCTCCGTTCTGAGTTCATAGTGCAAAGGTAGTGCAAATCGAGTGCAAAACATCAAGCTTGCTTGAATGTTTTGCCGAGATGCAGCCTACTTTATGAAAAGGTTGTGCAAATCGAGCACAAAACATCAAGCTTGCTTGAATGTCTTGCCGAGATGCAGCCTACCTTAGGCAAAGGTAGTGCAAATCGAGTGCAAAACATCAAGCTTGCTTGAATGTCTTGCCGAGATGCAGCCTACCTTAGGCAAAGGTAATATAAAAAGTTGACATATCATACAACTTTCTCTTATTTTGCAGAACCGCAAAAAAATCTCGCTGACGCGAAAGAAACGGAGAGGGAGAACACTTCTGTCCTTATGTCCTTATGTCTTCCGCGTTAGCAGCTAACACAAACGTCATATCTTATGTTCTTATGTTCTTATGTCTCCCGCGTTAGCGGCTACCAAGCCACCCCACGGCGTCAGCCCTTATGTCTCTTGAGGCCACCCGGACGTTAGTCCGTGGCCGTCAACCGCGCAGCAGCCTTATGTGTTTCTTATGTAAACCTATGTGCTTATGTCCCCGCGGTAAGCGGCTAACACAAGTCTCCCGCATTAGCAGATAGCTACAAACTAAATTCACCATAGCCGTCACTGCAAACTAAGTCAATGCGTCACCCAATCAAATGACATATCTCATTGTTTTTCGACATGCGTCATTCACAATGGCACAAAAAGTGAGGAAGTCAGGAGCAAGAAAAAACGGAACGTACTACCAGGGAGTACTCCCCCACCCCAATATATTTCCGACCGGATTACACCGGTATTCATAAAATGCAAGAACGGAGTCCGGACACTATCCGAACCCCGTTCTACTCGTTTTAACACCTACTTATAACCCCAACTTCTGTTTTATTTGATTAAGAAGACGCTTTTCAGCAATGGTCATGATGCAAGGGGTATCATCTGAAGCTTCGGATATATATTCGCCAACAGCACCTTCGCGAACCGCATAGTATTTATCGTTGGTGTCGCATAAGTACTTGCCGACAAGAGTGTCAGCAGTACCATGCAACCAATAATCAAGACGATATCGCACAAACTTGGTTGCTTCGATGGGAAAGCCAAACCAAACACATTGTTTGTTTGGATTGTTTTCATCGTACCCAGCCGAAATATACACGCCAAAAGAAGCACCTGGGGTATAATCACGTTCTTCAGCATTCCGATAAATATCAGCAGCAATTTTGGTGGTACCAACAGCTCCTGGAACACTAATTACATTACTCTTGCCAACATAACCTTCCACGTCATTTGCCCGTTGTCGAGCATTGAAATCAGCAAACGCGCCCTGTAGCTGAGTCTTGTCTCCAGAACTCATGAAGCCATTTCTACTCTTCGTAGCCAAAGGCTTACACTGTTCCAAGTCATATATACGCTTAGCCTGTTCCGTAATACTGTTGCCAAAGGAATCCATCGAAGCCGCAATCACATCAAGCTGCGCTTTATCAGCAGCAGACATCAACCCGTCTTTTTCACTTGTTGCAGCATCATGCAAATCACTATATGAAGGAATAACACATTCTCGCGACACTATATATTTTGTAGACGTACCTATCTCCAACCCTCCACTACCTTGCTGAGGGGTATACACTTCCCCATTATTCAGACGGAACGCTACAGGAGTTCCATACACGTAAAACTCTGCCTCGGTTTGCCCTATAACTTGCTGACAATCATATCGCTCTATGTAGGTCGCACTCTTGCGCAATCCGAACCATATCATATACTTCTTGCTGTCTACACCAGACTTTATGCCTTGCGTGCAAAATACTTCAAAAGGACTCCCTTTTGTGTACTCCGTTGGAGTCGAACTGTCATATAGAGTCTTATCAACAACGCCACCTAATGTACGATTATTTGTATCGAAGATATTATTAGGGCCAAATAGTTTTGTGCCTCCGGTGGCTTTGTACAAGGCTTTTGCAGCGCGTGCACCCTCGGCAGAAATATCACTTAATCTATCTAATTTACTCTTGTCGGCAGCTGTCATCACACCTGCCTTGGCCGTGGTGGCTTGTGATATACTTAGCTCTCTCGTGCCGCCTGTGGTAAAAATCGGGGTTACAATCTTTACCTCTGTGGCCGTGGAATTTTGCTCGCGCAGTTCAAATGCGTCAAGCCTCCGGTACACGTCCCACTTGAGCAGCCCTGTGCCCCCCGTCCATGCATTGGGCAGCTGCACCTGACAGTAGTTGGTCTCGGCCGTGTCATTGGCGGCACCCCAATGCTTGATGCGCAGAAACTGGTTGTAGTCGCCGTGCTGGTATATCCACATCTTGCTGCTCAATACCGTGCGAGTGTTATCGCTACCACCTTGCGAGTAAATGTATTTTTTCCCATCGCCTGCAGCACCACCTTGCAGCGTAGGCACCATTTCCTTAAACTGTTCATCAAGTGGGCAATACCATTTGCTTGCATGCAACTTTTCAAAATAGCTTGGGTCGCTCTCACCTGCATTTGAAAAGAACTTAAAACCAAGGTTTTTGCGATAGAACTTGGGGTAATCGTATGTGTGCTTATGTTCACTCGTAATTAGTGAACCATCGTCCTTAAGCATTAAGTGCGTTAACAAGTTCAGTACAAGACAATGTTTCATGGTGTCACTATGCGTAAACAGCAAGCCCACACGATTGCCTTCATCGTCCACCACAACGTAAATGGGTTTAGCATTTTTACACTTTACCATGTCTACTACAACACCGCCTTTGTCATCTTCTTTCATAAAATAAGTGTCGAGTTGCGAAACATTGATACTTGCCGATATGCTGTCGCCAATAGAAGCCCATGTACCCCATTTGCCCTCCTGATAGTAACGCACGAGGGTGGTGTAGTGGCCGGGGGCGTTGATGGTGGCAAGTGCTGTGCCTTCGGCGTTGGTGGTGAGGGAGCCGGTGATGGTCTGCATGAGCAGCTTGTCGCCCACGTTGAGCACGGCCAGGGTGACGGCCAGGGGTATGCCCCAGCAGCTGAGATGGTGTGTGCCCTGTGCGGTGTCGGGGCCCATGGCGTCGAGGGCGGTGTTAAGGGCCTCGAGAGTGGTGAGGTTGTCGGGGTCGGGGTGCAGGTGTTTGCCCAGGAGGCTGAGCAGTGTCTTGTCGGAGGCCGTCATCACACCTGCCTTGGCCGAAGTTGCTTTCGTGAGCGTAAGCACTTTGTTGCCACTATCGTCAAAACGTGTGTAGTTCACTTTGACTGCGTCCAACGTACTCTGTCCTTCTGCCAAAGTATGATTATTCAATCGTGCATACACGTAAGGGTTCATTAGTCCCCATTTATCATTCGATACACAACCCATTAGCATCACTTGGCAATAGTCCTGCTGGGCAGTGTCATTATTAGCTCCCCACTTCTTGAACCGCAAAAACAAATTACCATCAGTATGCGTGTAAGTCCACATCTTGCCGCTCAATACCGTGCGAGTTTCATCTGATGCCGATGAGTACACATAGTTCTCACTTGTGCCTTGAACGCCATTTTGGGCTGTGGAACCACCAATTGCGACAAGTGTGCCATTACCCCAACGGTAGGTCTTATTCGTGCTCACGTCTATGAATACCTTGCCGCTGCGGGGCACACGGCCTTTCAGAGTGCCCTTGCCGTAAAGGTCACCGTCTATCCAGTTGTTGTAGTAGGTCACTTGCTTCACACCCCAGGCTGCATCGGTGGTCGTGGTGCAGGCTATCACAAAACATTCTGTGCTTTTGTTGTACACCACACTGCAGTCCTTGTCTGTCGAGGAGTTTTCGAGCGAATTAGATTGCACCGTGACACCACTTACCATACCGCCAAATTCCAACACATCGTCCACATAGTCGGGCAGATACTGCGAAGGTACCTGGTTATGTTCGTCCAAAGGTGCAAGCCCGTTGGGCTGTCCTTTAGTGTTCTTGAACGATGTGAGGTCTTTCTGCACACCGCTGATGCTGCCAGCAAGTTCGGTCTTGTTGTCGCTGACCGTCTTCTTCAGAGTGCTGATGTCGCTCTGGGCCGTACCCATTTGGGTGTTGAGTGTGTTGATACTGTTGCCTTGCGTGCCCTGAGTAGAGCCAAGACTGCGTATATCTTCCTTGTTCTTGTTTACATCAACTCTCAAGGCGTCAATATACTTCGTACTGTCAACTACCGGGTTACCCCTCAGCAGCGGATTACCTTTGCTGTCAACCTGAGCCACCCACGCACCACCGTCAGCCACATAAAGCTGCCCAAGATGATCTGACGCCACACTGCCATCTATGGTCACCAATGCCCACCACCCTTCATGCGGATTGGGGTATGCCTCGCGTAGCTGTGCCGCCGTCTTGAACAGGCCTTTGTTCGGACCTTTTATGTTCTTGGCATCGAGCCAGCCCTCAACGGTCAGGTTGTGGCCAACCTTCAACGAGCCGCGCACAGTGGCATTGCCGCCTACATTAGCGTCCCTGCCGATGGCCACATCGCCGTCTATCTGTTTCGTCGGTATTGAACTCATTATTCAAAAATGCTTTTTGCCAAGGTGTTCATTGCAGCTGCCTGCTCGCTTGCACCATAGGCGGTTAATACTAATGCTGCGGTCATGTAGACCACGGCGGTATAACAACGCTCCGAGATGTCTATGCCATCGTCTTCGTCTATCTCCGGATAAGGTATGTACGAGGCGCGCTTGACATAGGCGTCTTCGCTGTTGCACGAATAGAACTCCAACGCCTTGCCCTCTGCACGGTTCACTACGGCACACACTGGCTTCTGGACATTGCCGCGGATACCCTTGTATCTGGAAGATTGAAGATCATACAATGGGTCATCAGCAGATATAGCCATATAGCAGGTACGTTCCCAGTCGCTCATGCGAAAGGCAATAAGACGCATGAAATCATCGGGCAGCAGAGTCCAACCGCTGCCGTTACGCTCCCAGTAGATGGCATCGCCAAACACGTGACCCTCTTCCAAGTAGCGAACGGGAGCGGACGACTCTACACGCCGAACGGCTTCCACTATCTTTGAGCGGATGATGTCATTCAACGATAAGGTGTCAATGTCCTCATCGCTGATGAGCTGCTCGCTTGTCTTGTTCTCGTCAATGGCAATGCGCACGTCACGCTCCACGACTTCGATTTTGTACACCATACCGTCGCTGTGATTACTCGGTTACAAAAGTGATTTTAACGCCATGGTTTTCACCTACAGCTATAATTTCTGCACGAGTTCTCATCGTACCACTCTTCACACCAAACGTCTTTGTAAGATAGTCCTTGGCTTCTTGGTTGGTACTGAACTCAACTTCAGTAAGACCACGTTCGTCTTCTATAGGCTCGATGCCTGTCTCTGGTGTAGGCGTTTCTACTTCCACAGTCGGCTTCACTGTTTCAGTCTTTATTTCTTCAGACAAATGCTCATTCACCTGTTCGTCACTGTCAGGAATAGACTTGTGGGTAGCAATTCGCATGTGAGTACCGGGCAGTACTTGACGCATTACGAGTCTGATAAAACCACTCTTGTATTCCTTTGAGTTCTCAATTACAAACTGTGTAATTGGGTCTTTGGTCACCATGTATGCAGGTTGCGAACCAGTTGGAGAAGACGTGCCACCAACGAACGATAAGTTCGCCTCAATGGTGCCGGCCTTAACTTTACCGTGCCATTCCGTGAGACCATATACTCCGTATGTTTTAATTTCCATGTTATATTTTTTTTATTAAAAATGGGGACGGATTGACTTAAAGCGCATCCACCCCCATAATTAGCGTTGACTAAAAAGTTACTCAGCTGAAATAGGGCCGTAGAAACGAACCCACTTCTTCTCGTTCTCGCCTGTCGCATTGTACTTGAATGCGTCTCCTGCACTCACAGTAATAGTTGCTGTGCCAGACTTGATGTTCATGCCATAAGCGAACACGTAAATTACGCCATCTTCGAGATCAGCTTCGGTTGGAGCTGTGTCACTACTCCACAAGCGGAACTCGTCTGCTGTAGGAGCGGTGTCGTCATCGTCATCGTCGCCATCAACCCAGATGTGACAGTTGCCCTTCAAGCCAAGAGCGTCACTGACGAGAACACCATTGCGTGTTGCCTCTTCACCTTCAACGTCTTCAGTGTAGCTGCTCTCACCACGACGTACATAGTGAACCAAACGGTCTTCACCAACAATTAAACCGCTGTTCTCGTAGCCGCAATCATTGAACGTCTGTTCAATCTTAATCTGAAGCTCACCGAAGATGCAGTACAGGCGTGTCACCTTCCAGCCAAGTCTCTCATTTGTGTAAGGCTCCATCGTAACCTCTGGGTGCTTGCTCCAGTCAATGAGCTGCAAGCTCTGACCAAGATTGTTACCAACGAGGAAGAGACCGGACTTAGGCTTGTCTGCACCACCGTAGTATAGCTTGATGAGAGACATTACATCCTCAAATGTCCACTTGCCACGATGCTTCACCTCACGCTTCACCTGCCAACGAACACCATTGGTTGTATAGTCCCACTGGTCGTCACCCATGCTTGAACGTACAAGCATCTTGTTCTGCTGAGAAACGAGAAGCGTACGGTTGCCGGCAGCCTTGAACTCACGCAACTGAGCCTCTGCCTTGACAGCCTCATCGTAAGGTATCTCCATGTTCTGGTCGGCAAGATACTTTGATACGATGCTTGTCATACCTCGCTTCTGCAAGTACAAGTCGTCTGGAGAAGGAATGACAGTATTGGGGTCAACCCACTTCTGAGTCTCATACATGGCATTAGACAAACGTACTAACTTCGTACCTGCTGTTATGATATTGGTATTGCTTGCTGTTGGAGAGGTTGCTGTTGGAAGACTGCCATACTGGTCTGTCGCAGCCTGCTTAACACCGTTGGTTGCTATACAGGTGATTGTGTCGTCGTTGTTCACGCTCTTTACAAAGAGCTGGAGGGGACGACGGCTCATGACATTGGTACCACCGATAAAGTCGTAGCCTTTGACTCTCTTGACCATAAGGGTGTCGTATGCTCGAACTTTCTTCTGGTCGGCATTTACCAACGTGATAGTATTGCCATTAACAGATGCAACCGTAACGATTGGTGTGCCTTGGTCAATTGCATAGTGTTTTACTTCCATGCTATGAACGTTCACGGACTTTGCCATCAGCATAAGCTGCATCAAAGCGTTCTGATCACGTTCAAACATGAAAATTCGTTTGTCAACTTCGGGCATTACAAGTTCGCCCATACCTCCTGATGCGTTCTCTACTCCGCTGACGGTAGTAGGCGCACCCCCTAACTGTGTCTGAAGACCAGCGGAACCAGCACTTGGAGTAAGTTCAGGACTGGCTGGCGTGTTTGCACTGCCAGAGTTCTGTTGCTGAGTAGTTGTTACTTCTGCGCTCATTTTAATTTGTTTTTATTTGTTATTGTTATATTTCGTTCTAACCGGTACCTTGACAATGCTTTTCTTCACAAAGCCTTCGTTATGTATAGCTTTGCTTGCTTCCATTAACGCACTTACAGTGGTACAGGCACCACCGATATGTGTCCGCAATCCTGCACTTCCTTGTGAGGGTTCACGTGGCTTTGTATTTGGAAATTCTACACTAATGCTCATGACGTATTATTTTGCAGCATTTGCAAAGTCGAAGATGTCCATGTTTCTCTTGTTCTTGGGCGCACCGCCATTCTTGCCGTTCAGTGGTGACGTACCGTCGCCCTTGTTCTGCTTGCGCAGCCCCTCCACAATCTTGGCGTTGCGTCCTGCCACACGACCCTCTTCGCTGGCATTGGCCACGTCGCTGTCGTGGTTGATGGCATTGACGAACATTTCCAAGGTCTCGCGCGAGAACTTGCCCATCACGCCGTCTTTCACCACGGTGAGCATGGCATCGGCCACGGCATCTATCTGTTCATCGCTCATGCCGCGCTCTTCTTGGAACTGGCGCAGGGTCTCAAGGCTCACCTCCATGTTCTTCTCGTATTCTTCGTCGAGCTGCTTCGATCTGGCCACACGCTCCACATATTCCCTGTTGGCTTCGGCTATCTTGTCCTGCATCTCGGGATTGTCGAGCACGTCCTTGATTTCGATGCCGAAGTTCTTCACAAGGCCGAGCACAGGGTCTTGCCCGTTGTGCATGTCGGCAAGGAACTGGGCGCTCCTCGGGTCGGCCGAAAACATGTCGCCCAAGGCTTTCTCACGGCCTCGGTAACCGTCCAATTCATGCTCGTATTGGTCGTAATCGTCGGAAATCTGACCGTAGATTTCCTCGTCGTCCTCGAATTTCTTGCCGGGGTATTTCTTTCTCAGCCGCTCCAGCTGCTGGTCGCGTCTGCTCTTAACTTGGTTATTTTCAGCCATTTTCTTCTTTTAATTTAGAATGTGCCATATTCAGTGCAAAAATAAACATAGAAGACGTGCTTCCACTTTTAACTATTGTGAGTTGGCTTCGCTAACTTTGTATAGGAAAAAAATAACCCTTGGCGTAAATTCAAGTCAACCCGTTAACTTGTTTACTAATTACGCCAACGCGTTACAGTGATACTATGAAGTATTTTGGCAGCATACTAGAGTTTACGAGGGCACGCAATATCGACCTCATGAGGGCTTACCGCGAAAAACTTGCCGAAGCAAGCATCATCGTCATGCCTGTCATCTTTGAGTTGGTGGCTGAGTCGCCTGCTTCTCGCTTCTGGGTGAGCGAGGAGAGGGCAGCTATTGTCATTTCAACTATGGCGGCGGGCAAGCCCATGCCACGTATGAGGAGAAACAAGCGTGAGATGTTCGAGGAGATTTACCGACGCTTCATCATCATGAAGCAGGAGTTTCCTGACAAGTCGGTGTATGAACTGGTCACGAATATTGTCAACCAGCCTGCGCCCAAGTTCTACCTTACGCCGCGCACAGTCGGAGAGTTTATTTACCGCATAAAAAATGGGTGGTATGACAACCAATATGACAGATACAGAGATTGCCGCATTGCTGACGGAGAATGACCGACGCAATGAAATCATGTACGCCCACTTCGACCCCGTCACTGGCGAGGGGTCGGTGGGCGAACGTGTGCGTGTCTGTATCTCCGACTTCGCCATTCCAATTCAGTGGCTTCCTGTCGAGATGATGAACGTTACGTTTGTAAAAAAGTTGGTAAAGGCTGGCTCCATCTCTCGCTTTCTCTCTGACGTGCTTCATGTCGAGCCTGACAACACCGACTACATCAAGGTGTCACGCCAGTTCATTCGCCTGCGCTACAAGCACGACTTTCCTTTCTGGGCGGCTACGCTGGTGTATATCCACAACAAAAAGGCGGGAAAGGACGTGCTTTTCCGTCTTTACTATCCACAGCGCATCTTGGTATCGCGCTTCGAGGCAAGGCGCAAGGCCAAGGAACCGATCCGTCTTATCCTGCTGAAAGCGCGTCAGTGGGGCGGCTCTACCACCACGCAGCTCTACATGGCGTGGCTCCAGTTCTTCCACAAGAAAGGGCTCAACTCGCTCATCATCGCTCACCAAGGCACGGCTTCTGACGAAATCAAGGACATGTTCGACAACATGATTAAGAAGTACCCGGTGGAGTTCCTGCACAAGATGGGAGAAGCGTATTCACAGAATGAGCCTAAACTGGTGGGCGTGGGCAAGTCGGGGTCTACGTCGCGTGTGCCGCAGCGCAACTGCAAAATTAAGATTGGTACCGCCGAGCGGCCAGACGGTTGCCGTGGTGGTGCCTATTCGTTGGTTCACTTGTCTGAGGTGGGCATATGGAAGAAAACGGACGGCAAGTCACCCGAGGACATCGTGCGCTCCGCATGTTCGGGTATCCTCGACGAGCCGTACACCATGATTGTCATGGAGAGCACAGCAAATGGTACGGGCAATTTCTTCCACACCGAATACTCTGCTGCTGCCGACCCTCAGATACCATCGCAGTTCGAGGCCCTCTTCATCGCATGGTTTCAGATTGAGCACTATTCGCGACCGTTTACATCAGCCGACGAGCAGCGTGACTTTGCACAGCATCTGTGGCTCAACCGATTCAATGCGAATGTGCCGTCCAACCGTGAGGAGTCGGGACGCTATCTGTGGTCGCTATGGCAACGTGGGGCTTCCATGGAGGCTATCAACTGGTATATCCGTGAGCGTTCGGGAAAGAACGACTTCGCGGTCATGGCCTCGGAGTTCCCGTCTGATGACACGGAGGCGTTCGTCCATTCGGGCACAATGGTGTTCGACAAGTATCTGGTCAAACGCTTTGAGCCGTATTGCCGTCCGCCGCAGTTCATCGGCGAGGTCTATGCCGATGCCGACGAAGGGGAGGATGCCTTGAAGAACCTGCGCTTCTCTGAGGACAAGCAGGGCTTGCTCCACATTTGGGCGAAGCCCGAGGTGTTCGACGATGTAGAGGTGACCGACCGCTATCTCACGGTCGTGGATATTGGCGGACGATCCAACAAGGCCGACTGGTCAGTCATCGTGGTGTTCGACCGTCTGAGCATGATTGACGGCAGCGAACCACCCTCGGTGGTGGCACAGTGGTACGGCCATTGCGACATCGACCGCCTTGCATGGCGTGCGGCTCAAATTGCGGCTTACTACAACGAGTCGCTTTTGGTCATCGAGAGCAACACCTTGGAGACACACGACAAGGAACGGCAGGTAGAGGGCGGCGACCAGTCGCAGTATATTCTCAACCAAATTTCCAACATCTACCCTAACCTGTATGCACGCCGCCTGTCGGAGGAGGAAATCCGAGAGGGGGCACCACGCAAGTATGGATTCCACACAAATGTGGCTACCAAACCGAAGATTATCTCTACTTTGATAAAGTGTGTGCGCGACCGCCTCTATATCGAGCGCGACAAGAGGTGTCTTGACGAATACGATACTTATGAACGGAAACAGAATGGGGCTTACGGCGCTATCGTGGGCAAACACGACGACTTGCTCATGACACGTGCCATCGGGCTGCACATCTGTTTCCGTGAAATGGAAATACCCGCTTTCGTGCCGAAAACGAACCGATTGCTTAAAAAAGACAGAAGCCCCGTTTCCGAGGCTTCCATCTAATGGGTGCTTGAGCACGTTCGCAGAATGGCATCATTAGGAGACACAAAACGCCCCCATTCGAGCGAAATGCCCTGATACAACAGTTCTTCTCATGGCTTCAATTTTGCTTTTTAACCTGTCAATCTGATAGAAAACGCAAGCACTAATGGGGGCGACGCGTCTCGCGTCGGGCATTTTTCAGCAGCCTCGTCCCGCGGGATAGAGAAAGGAGGGAAATACGAACGCTACTAAATAATAGCTGCATATTTTTCCCGCGCGTCCCGCGACGCCCCCATTAGAGACTGATTTTGGTGCTTTTGCCATTTCAAGCCATACCCCCCTAAATCCAAAACTTGAGTAA